CTCAAAGCCGTATAAAATAACAAAAAAGCCTTGTTTCAATGGATTTACCAAAGAAACAAGGCTTTTTAATATGGAGCTGCTAACCAGATTTGAACTGGTGACCTCATCCTTACCAAGGACGAGGTGAAATTTTGAAACCCCACAGTATGTCTGAACTTTTGACACTTCAAAAATTTTAGTCCCATGTTTAGTCCCACTTGACCTATACATTGTACCACAGATAGCGTGGGACTTCAATACCGCAAAAAGGGAGGGCATTTGCCCTCCCTTCGTTCAATGCTTCACAACATACCGATAGTATGCCGTTTCCTTATTTTTCACTGCGTCCTTGTCTTCGAGCCAGAACGCACAAGCAGCGTCAACATAGTAATCAATGTTGCGGATTCCGTGCTTCTCGTTGACCTTACAAAAGTCGGAGTAAACAGCGTTCATTGCCACCCAAAATTCTACCGGGTCGCAATTCATGTTGTGCTGCTGCATTACCTGCTTGCACTGTTCAAACGTCCAGTGCGGGCCGGTCGTGCCGTCAGCGTTCTGCATGTTGTGCAGCCATTCGTCCGCCATGTCCTTAGTCATACGTCCGGTGTGCGTACTGGAAGCATAGCCCATAGTGCGCTCAGAACCGTGCGTCTTGTCACCTACATAAGAAGTATCCCCCATGTAAGCATCATCGTCACGAAAGCCAATAGGGCGCATCTCGTCCTCGTAATCGGGGTACTCATCATACTCCGGATATTCCATGTTGCTTTTCGGCGCAAAGCGTCCGTCAGAATAACGGCGATAATTCCGCATCTCCGGTTCGCCGCCGTGAATACGCTCATCGTAGTAACCGTAAGGCTCAATATGATTGTACCGATACCGCACGCCGTAATGCTGGCGATCTTCGGGGTACGTCTTGCGGATTCTCCATTCCTCCGGCGAAGCATTCTCTCGGCGGGTGTGCTGCATCAACAGCATTCGGGTTCCTCGTTTCATGATGATACCCCCTTACACCGTCGGCGCTGTGCCGTTAATAGACCGCAGCGTGTCAGAATGAGAGCAGCAGGAATTACCGAGCATTCGGAAACTGCCACCGCTGGACGAAGTGACAACGCGACACAGGTATTTGTGACGGGTGTCCAGATTAAACACTGTCGCCTGTGCGCCGTTGCATTTCAGCAGCGGATACGTTACCGTTCCGTCGCCGATTGTGATTACTACCGGTGCGCCGATGATCGTTGTGCTCGGAATGTTCTGAGCGATTACGATTCCGTATACGCATCCGTTCTGATAATCTCCCGCCGGAATGTTCACCGTCAGCACGCCGCTTGCGTAAGTCACGCCCTGTGAGATACGCAGGTTCGGACACAGTTTTTGTACAGGCTTGCAAGCCATAATCAAAACCTCCTATCAAAGCCGGGGGAATGTCCCCCGGCTGAACGTATCTCTCACATGCCGCAGCAGGTGTTGCAGCCGCAGCCGGAAAACTGGTAAGGTGCCGGAACCGGGAAAGCCGGAACCGGAGACGGACGCAGAGCGTTTACCAGATAATTGTTCTGTGCTTCCTGAGATGCGGCAAACTTCAAAGTCTGGTTCTCCGTCTGGAGCGCCGCGATCTTCTCTGCCTGACGTGCAGTTTCCATCTGGTCAATCCGCGCAATGATACGGTCAGTGTCGTTGTGGGTAGACTGGATGATATCACGCGCATTAGTAGCAGCGTTGTAATTGGTGTCGCAGAAACCGCGTTCTACCTGACGCTGCGTATCGCAGCAGCAAGAAGCCATCTGTGTGCCCAGAGCAGTAAGGCCAGCAGTTACGCCGTTAAAGCCAGTGTTCATGTTCTGGTTTACGCCGTTGATAAGCTGTGCGTTCTGGTAGCCGAGCTGGCAAACCGAATTGTCCACGCCGTGGAAGCCGTTAGAAACCGCGCTGCCGAGCGTGTTGAAGCCGGTAAGCATCCCGTTGTTCATGCTGTAAAAGCCGTTGCACAATCCGTCCTGAATGCCGAGAACGGAACGGGACAGGTTGTTGAAGTTGAACTCACTGCACAGATCGGAGCGAGTAACCGCGCCCTGATACCCTGCGCCGTTCGCACCGTTGCCGCCGTTGTTGCCCCAGCCCCAGCCGTTGCCGCCGAAAATCAGTGCAATAATTAGAAATGCGAAAATCCACGAGCCATCGCCGCCCCACATACCGGAGCCGTTGTTGCTACCGTTGTTGTCCTGACCCAGTGCATAGCCCAGAGCCATCGAATCGTCACTCATAGTGTAATTCTCCTTTTCAGTTATATTTGATCGGAACCGTACGCTTTCCGAACATGACAAATTCACGTCGGATTTTCATCAAGATTCCGTCAAAACTGAAAATGGATATTTACTTGATCTTCATGCCGAATTGCTGTGCAAACTCGCCGAGGTCGATTCCCCGTTCTTTGGCGATGTTCATCGCCATCTGCCGCAGCGCATCCAGACTTTTCCCCTGCATACTCTGCATAAGCTGATTCACCATCGGAGTGTTGCCTGTCATCTGCTGCAAAAGCACCGTCGGGTTCCCGCCGTGCTGCATCAGCTGCATCAGCTGAATTATGCTCATCATGCCTCGCTCCCTCCCAACTTGTCGCACAGCGTGTTGAACCGTGCTTTCAGCTCGTCAAACTCGCTTCTCGGAACGAACCTTGACAAATCCGTTTCCGAGTGTTTATTTGTTTCCTGCATCTGCACCCGGCTGTATGCCACGAAATCCGCGCAGCCGGTTTGAAGGTTGAGCTGCTTTGTGTAGATATAGCCGTGCGCCGTGTCCGGCATGATAGTAAGCGCACCGGAAAAGTCCGTCTGTACCGCGCGTGCTTCCTCCACGCTTGCCACAGGTCGAACAATATGCTGTGGAGATTGCACCTGCTGTTGCATTGGTGTCTGCATTGGCTGTTGCGGGTACTGCTGTTGATACTGCGGCGTGTAGCCAGTGTAACCATAAGGATATGCCATTAACCCAGCACCTCCGTAACGTGTTCGCTGATGGATTTACTTACCGCCTCTTTGTAGGATATATACTCCTCTAAGCAATCTGTGTTACCTGCGTTGCGGTAAACTGCTACAATGCGACGAGCGCACTCAGGGTCATACCCCATGCGTTCAAGTCTCTGTTCGTAACTCATGCGATCACTTCCTTATACTTTCAGTATAAGGTCTGCCGGGCGTGAAAACCTGTCACAAATCTGTCAACTTGCTGTCACAGCACGCGCAGCATTTTGCATTTGATGCTGTTCAACCGACGATGCACCGTGCTTTCGCTCATGTGCAGCGTCATGCAAATCTGAGTAATAGAGCGCGCCGATGTTCGTAGGTCAAACACGGCGCGCTCTTCTGGTGTAAAATTGCACTCACGCCGGAAGTATTCCACCTCCGGCCTTGTAAATTCCGTTAATTTCATGCGGTATCCCCTCGTTATGGTGTCACCGCATATCTTTCCCCTTGTATAAAAAAATCGGGTGCGACACACTTTCGCGCTTCGCACCCTGTAAAAACACACCGTCCCACGTCCTCTACGTCTATACCCTATGTAGGCTCATAAGGCTTCGGGGAGCGCAGGAACAATGCGTTTTTTCAATTCTGATAGAATTATATCATCTTTTATGTCCGTCCGCAAATTAGCCGTAAAGGTGTGCACGGTCGTTTATAACCAGCAGGCGCAGCAGGTCGGTCGTCAGTGCCAGCTTGCCCTTATCGTCGCCCTGCAAAAAGCCCTTGTTCACCAACTTCTGCACGGTGTCTTTCGCCCACGCCGGGCATTCGGCAACGCTGTTGTATACTTTCTTTGCGCTTTCCGCTTTGCTGATCTCCTGCTTTGCGATTGCGCGGGTTTGTGCTTCCGTCATATCTTCAACCTCTTTCTCTGTCAGCATATCCTTGAATTTCTGCCACAACTGCGGATTGCGTACCCACGGTTCCGGGCACTGCTTGTGCGTCACATCGTAGTGACGGCACACACGCGACACCGGAATATGGTACTTTGCCATCAGCTCACGGGTCAGCTTTGCGGCACGCTTCATGGTCTCCTCGGGGATAACGTACACGCCATTACGAATAACGCTGCACATTTCAATGCCAATGGAATTTGCGTTCCGACAGCCGTTGTAGTAACTCCCGCCGCGTTCTCTGCCGCAATGCCATGCCGTGTCGCTGTCTTTGACGGACTGCCAGATTTCGTTCGTATCAACGAAATAATGCGCGCTGGCTCGAAGATCGCCCTCCCGCGCGAAGTAGTCCGCGTTGTTCTTCGCCGTGTCGCCGTCGCCCGAAGTAAAGTGAAGCGTCAGCCATAGGATAGGCGCAGACCGCCCGCCCATGAAGTTCGAACGGTTGCACTGCTTGAAATTGATTTTCATGAGATCACTCCTCGTAAATAATCTCAAGGCCGTAAGCTTTTGCTGCCTCGTGTTCCAGTTTACAGCCGCGTGCATTCTCCCATCCCTTACAGAAGTACGCAGCGTGACACAGGCTCATGTTTTCAAGACTTTTCGCCAAAAAGCACAGCGGAATATTTTCAACGCCGCGCTCTGTCATGCTCGCTTTGCTGTACCACTCATCAGTAAACAGCGTGTTGACAATCTCAAAGCCGCGTTCCGTCAGCGCTTTGATCGCCTGTTCGCGCGTTGCAACGATTTCTTCATCCGTCTTGCCGGCCATCGGCTGAGATAACATAGCTTTCTTCACTTTATTTATCCTCCTTTTTCGGTTTCACATAAGTCAGCGCCACCGCGCTGTCCGTCACGCCCGCCGTCGTCGGGTCGATGAACACCGCCAGCACCGCAAGGCACATCGTGCAGAGCTGCACCGGATTAGACAGCACCGAAACAATACCGTGCCACACAGCCGCCCAGCTTGTAAACGTCTGCGGGTCAACACCAATGGCCGTGATTGCCACGCTGACAATACCAACCCAAAACCACGGGTTCTTCATTCGTACAGGGATATTTACCTTCATACTCTTACCTCACAATATGGTCTATTGCAATTCCTTCTAAGAACTGCTCGTATTCCTTCGTCGTCTTTTCAATAGCCGCAAGTCCTGCTTCTACCTCACCGTTGCAGTGACCGCGCTTTAATGCCATTGCTACGCCAACGGTAAGCTGACAGTTTGCGTTAAGCATTGCAAGCTGCAAGCGTCCCTCTTTGGCTCGTTGTTCCGCTCTCCGGTTTACCCGCTCCGCTTCTTCCTTTGCTCTCTTATCACGCTTGCCGGACTGCGCCGCCATAGCGGCGCAGATGATTCCGGCAACACCCGTGATAATGGTGCAGATAACCTCAGTCGGCATATCCCACCTGCTTTCTGCTATACTTTTGCGTGAGATACAGCTCCGTAATCCTGTATTTGCGCACCGCCTCGCGGATTTCTGCGGAGTCTTCACACTGTGTGATACACTTCGGAAAAAACTCATCGACGATCATGTTCGGTGCAGCGGTGTTTTCTGCGCCCTTCACGTTACACCTCCTTGGTACCGCCGAACTCCGCCGGAACAAGCTCCGGCATACCGCATTCGTCGATCAGGATACCCGCTACCTGCTTTTTCAGCTTCGCGGGCACCTTATCGAAGTCACACTTGCCGAGAATAACTCTCTGCGCGAATAACATTGCCATCATTAAAAACATCCTTTCGAAATAGGTCTTGATTTTGTTAAGCATAAACCACACTCGCCATCTCAGCGATGCAGTCCTCGTAAAAGGACTGCTGATCGGCAAGAGCGGAAATCTGCTGCTTGAGCTTTGCGTTCTCGCTTTCCAGTTCTGCGTTGGTTTTCGGGATAACCGGCTTTGGCAGCTTTGCCTTATCCGCCTCGATTTCCTCGGCAGTGCGCTCTACCACCTTGCCGTCTACGAGCTTATAACGCAGAACCGCGCCGTCATAGAGTGGCTTATCGAGATAATGGCTCTGCGCGAGCGAAAATCTATCGCCATAGCCTTCATCAATTTTCGTCCATCCGGTAAGGTCAGCCGGGAGGGAATACTCTCCTTCAAGCCGCAAAACACGGCTTTCACCGTCCGTCTGGACGTATACACGGGATTTTTGGGGTTGCATGGTGTGTCACCTCCTTATAGGTCGGCGGAAAGGGCGATATATTCATTGGCGTGCGCGATATTGATTTGATATGCGTCAAGGTCGAACGTGACATCGTCGTTCGGCTTAAGGAAAACTGCCACCGTATCTGGAGTTGCAACGTCTATAGAAGTCACAGAGCACCATGTAAAAGTGGGAACGCAAACAAATGAGCCGTTGAAGGTAAGAGAAGGTGCAACTCTCATCGTTGTATCGAGAGAAAATACCAATTCAAGGAGTTTACTTTCTCGACGGACAGCAACGCCTAATGGCTTGTTGTCTGCTCCAGTCCATCTACGGTAGTACCTCTGACACCTTGCTAACTGCTCTCCGAAATCCGGGATTTCATTCAGCACCCAAACGCCGTTTTCCTTGTGCGCAAGGGTCTGCGTGTCGCCAAGTTCGAGTTTGGCGGCGAGGAAGTGCATTTTTGGGGGATTTGTTTCGTTGACGTTTTGACTTTGGATAAAAAAACGAAGCACAGACGACTTATCAAAAAATTTTATTGTAAAGGAATTTAAGCCAACAGAAAGATGAAAAGTTCTATATTCTGTTTGATTTTGAATAACAAGATAAAAATCCCCTTCGCCACTAAAACTGTCAGCAAGGATACTCATCGTAATTTGCTTTCCGCTGATATTTTTAGGAAATTCATATTGTTGTTCAAACTCAGCATATTGATGTTTCGCGGTAAACATAATTCCGGTATCATCTATAACTATATCGCCATTGTTATTATTAAATTTCCACCTATCCACCGTATACCCAGTCGTTGTATACTCCGTCTGCCCTCTCTGGTTCACCGGGTTGCCGAAGTACCAGTTGCCGAGCAGGTTGGGGTTGACACCGCCACCGGACGTTGTGGGGATTTTCGTCAATGCCTCAGAAATCAATGTTGAATCCTCAGCGCTAACCGGAATGGTATCACCTCGAATTTCGAGTTTATTCCTCAGTTCAGCAGGCGTAGATGCACCGGAGATAATCTGCGCCGCTCTCAGCGCGGAGTCGATTTCTTCTCCGCTAAACTGTGACGTATAAGTATCAGGCATTACACAACCACCTTTCTTGTGAATTTCTCGTTGAAGCCCTTGCCATCGCGGGTGATAAGCCGTCCGGTAGAGCTTGCGCGGTATACGCGGTAGTAGATGAGGACGCAGCCGGGCGCACCGTCGCCGCCGTTGGAGCCGTTGCCGCCCTCTCCGCCGGAATGGCTCCACGTGTCTACAGCTTGCGTCAATCCGCCGCCGCCTCCGCCGCCGCCTCCGTGGCCGCCTCCACCACCGCAGCCGAGCATGGTCGGCATGTTCGGAATGATAGTTGCGTTGCCGCCAGAGCCGCCCGCGCCACCTTTTGCGAGCCATCCGTAACCTTTATGCTCAGGCGTGTCGAAATTCGTCCATTCCAAGCGTCCGGCATTGCCATCTTCTCCCGCGTTGCCCATAGCGGCACCGCCACCGCCGCCTCCGCCAGAAACGCCAATCTGACCGCCTGAGCTGCTGCCGCTTTTAGTCGCGAGGCCACTTGCACCCTTGCCACCTGCGTAGCCGAGGACGTTTCCTCCGTCTTTGCCTGCACGAACCTTGTTATCATTGCTTGTATAGTTTGCTTCGCCGCCGCTGCCGCCATCTCCGCCCTTGATGCCGTCGTCTCCGACTTGGGCGTAAAACTGCTTGTTGACTGGGTCTGCAAAACCAATATCAGAAGATGAGCCGTTTTCAGAGGATAGCGAGCCGAACTTTGTTTGCACGCCAGACGTACCGGCCACGCTGCCGTCTGCGGAATATACGCCGCCTTTGCCGCCTGCACCAATTTGCACTGCGTAATCCGTTCCGGGCGTAACATTCATTTCAACGCTGTAAACCTTTCCACCCGCGCCACCTGCGCCTGCTATGCCGCCTTTGCCGCCTGCGCCGCCGTTGTACACGTTCTTGCCATCTTCGCCCTCACATCCGCTCGAACCGCCAGACCCTCCCCCAATCAGCACTGCACGAATACTCGTCACATTTTCTGGCACCGTCCAAGTGCCGCTCTGTGTCAACACCTCCACGGTGTCGTAATATTCCTGCGTACCAATGTCCGGCGGGAAATAATCAATCAGCACACTTTCCTCTGCCGCAAGTTTACCGGATACCGTAATATCCACACTTTCAATGCAGCCGGAGACTGTGCCGCCGTAAGGATGTGCAATCTTCACTACATCGCCGGGGATTTCGCGTTTGGTTGCAATTTTGTAATTGATACGTTCGTTGTGGCTGTAATACTCGGCAAGACGTTCTGCGACTGCTGTTGCGTTTACGAGAGACACGAGCGTTGCGCTCTCTACCTTGACCGTATTGTCGGACTGCGTAACGAGTTCACGTGTTTTCGGTTTAATCTGCTGCATTACCTGCCGGGTAACGTGCGTATACTTTTTACCCGTCAGCACGCCAGAGCCTGCCGAAACCGTTGCCCAGTTTGCACCGCTATCAAGCACGGAAAAACCGGTTGCTGCAAGGTCATAACACGGTTCGTCGAAGGTGATTTTGTCGCCTGCCGACGTTGTACCCTTGAAAAGCTCCGTCGTTTCCGTTGCGCTCTGCGAATAGGCGTGTTCGGTTACGATTACCTCGGTAACAGGCGTTGCGTAATCAACCGTACCGCTTGCGTAGATTTCGCCTGCGTCGATTGTGCTTGCCTCGCCGCTCCATAGACCTTCAATGCGAATTGCGCCGTCAAAGTCAACCTTCAACGTAGCACCAATCGCAAAAAGCACCTGCGTGAGATTTTCACGCCGCGTCGCGATAGGAAGCCAGCCGTAAAGCTCAATATTTGCAATATTTGTTTTGACGTAAACCGTCAGCGGAGAGCAAATGTCCTCGCACACTTCCTTCACGGTTTCGCCTGTGTAAATACCGCCGTCGTGGTATGTCTCATCAAGCAAACCTACGGTCGAAGTGCAGGCGAAATGATAGGTGTTGATAGCCGTTCGGCTGACCTTCTGCACATAGTAGATTCCCATTTGTTCATCATTATGGAAATACGTCAATGGTGTGTTGCGGATAAATTCGGTTAATGTGGTGTCTTCACTGTATACATCGAAACTAAAAGTATCAATTTCCTGTGATGCAGCAATCGGGGAACGTGCTTGATACACATTCCCCGACTTTACATCTGTTGCCGTGAACACCTTATCCAGATAAAGAATTTTATTTGTTCCCATGTGTCACGTCCTTTGCGGTGCCATTGCGATAAACTGAACGGAAAGCCCCGTCCAGTATGCTTCTCCGGGTTTCTTGCGAATGAGGTTATCTTGTCCAGCAGTAACATATGCGTTAAACGTAAGCGTGCTCTGTGCATACGGAACAACAATTCTGTGACTGTCCTGCGGTGCACTCAGAACCTCGTACAGCGCATCGTAGTCGCCGTACTTGCCAACTGCGGGAAGAATCGTAATCTCGTAGTTGTAAAACGTACCGATAATGTCGCGAATCATTGCGCCGCTGAGCGTTCGCTCTGCGTTCTTGCCGTCAAGCACCTGAAATTTACGGGCAAGGCTTGTAACAAGGACGTTGTACTTCTTTCCGTCTACGGTAAGTTCCATTTATGCACCTCCTGTTACAAGGCTCACGCCGCGCCGCCGTGTTTCGCCGCTGTTGTACGGGCCGGTAATGCGTGCAAACTTCGCGCCGTCGATGTACAGCTCGATAGGTTGACTGCTGTTGACCGTGCCGCCGCGTGCGTCCAGTGCCGCGTTAAACGCATCAATCATGGTAGACAGCGGGGTTTCCACGTTCACGCCGCTTTTCTGATCGCCCAACAGAGCGAGAAATTCACTGTTCGGGCTGATAACCGCACCATTTGCAAGCGCAGGGATATCGCTCGTAGAAAGCGCAACAGGTCGATCGGCATTGCCGAGACTGTAGGCTCTTGTGGACGATGCAGATCGTTTGCTTGCAGCGTTGATGTTCTTATACACCATGCCAATGCCGATAGCCAATGCAGCAGCCGCCGCGATAGCACCCGCTGCGCCGGTTACTGCACCAAGTGCAACAGCCAATGCAGCAACAGCGGCAACAATTCCGTAAATAACGGTTGTTGCACGTTCCAGAGGAGTAAGATTGCTCCATGCCCTCATAATTCCGACAGTCAGCGTAATTACAAGAGCCAATACAGCCGTCAGCGGGCTAATTCCGGAGACTACCTTTCCGATTGCCGTTGCCATAGACGCAAGCTGCTGAATGATAGAAGCAATTTTGAACGCTGCAACAAAGCCAATTACTGCGTCAGTGAGAAGTGCAAGCAATGTCTTATGCTCCGCAAGGAACTGAATCACGCTTGCAAGCAGGTTAATTAAGCCCGGCAATCCGGTTTGAATTACCCACGTCAGCATCGGAAGGACAACATTTTCGTACAAATCACCCAGTACATCACCGAGCGAATCCGCAAGATTCTTGATCGCTTGCAGGATATTCCTGATAGATTCCATAAGCGGCTCAAAGTTAAGATGTGACGCCCATTGTGCAGTAGCTTCCGTGATTCGGTCAATAAATCCGAGGATAGAATCAACAATGCCGAGAATTGCTTCCCAAATTTGCACGCCATTATCGTTCTTCTCCCACGCTTCCTGCAATCTCTGTGCGATATTGCCAATCGCGTTTGCAATATTGGTGACGATAGAAATAATATGTCCCATTATGCTTTCGCCCAAACCGGCATCATTCCATGCCGTTAGGAATGCCTGACCGATGGAATTTACAAAGCTAACAACATTCGTAATCGCCGCCATGATAGCCTGCAGCATGATTTGACCCGCGTTACCATCGTTCCATGCCGCAATGAACGCTTGACCAATAGAGGTGATAATCTGAATAATCGTGTTCAGCAAGTTCATAATTGCTTGCAACATCTGTTCGCCCGTGTTGTTCGTGTTCCACGCATTGGTAAATGCCGTTGCAATGGCGGTAATCAGGTTAAAGATGGTTTGCAACAGCAGTTGAATGTTGTTAAGCGTTTCAAGTCCGGTTCCGTTCGTCCAGATTGCCATAAATGACTGACCGATAGCGGAAACCATGTCTTTCAGCGCAGAAAGAGCGTTCTTTGCGCTTTCAATAGTCTGCTGTCCGTACTGCGCCCACGAATCCTGAAATACTTTCCAGAAGTCAGTGAGCCATTGCGGTGGCTGATTTTTTACTGCGGAATAATCCGTATCAAACTTGGGTGCGCTCGGGTCGGTCGTGTTACTGCTGTTATTGGTTAATTTCTGGACTGTATCGAACGATGCAAGGGCCTTTTCAGCTTTCTTCGCAGACGATGCCGTGGAATCCAGTGCATCCGTTTGATTATTCAGTTCCTTTGCATTTTCCTGTGCCTGCTGTGCGGTCGTACCGAACACAGACGCGATAAACTGCGCCATCTGCGCCGTTACCTGTGCAAGAGCCTGCATCAGCTTATTCAGCCACGGAATGATAGATTCATAGATAGGCTGGAACGCCGTCAGCAGGTTACTTTTCACCTGTCCAAACGACTTTGCAAATGTTTGGTTTGCAATCAGAGCCTTGCCCAAACGGTCAGTCATTGCCGTAAGCGCTTTGGAAATCAAATTGAAGAACAACGCGCCCGCAACGATAGAACGCAGACGTACACCGAACGACTGCACGCCGCCCGTTGCTTTCTTCATAGATTTTTGGCTGGAACGTCCGAAATTGGCGAATTTGGCTTTGAGCTTGTCAATCGCTGCGCCCAATTTGCCGCCGAGAAAATTTTGCAGACTTCCGACAGACGTTTTCAAGCCAGCGCCTAAACCCGCAACAACTCGTTTCAGTTTAGCCATTTTGGAATTTGTCTGACTTACGAAGTCGTTCATTTCCGACTTGGACTGTTTCAGCCCGGCCTTCATGTTCTCTAACTGCGTCGTCTCATTGGCAAGGTTTTGCCGCACATTCTGACCGGCGCTGCTCATCGTGGACGATTGCTTGATCTCGGCAAGCTGTTGTTTCAGTTGTGCCGCTTTATCATCTGCGTTTCGCAGAGCTTCACCTAATTTATCCGATTCAGCAACAAGCGAATTCAGCTTTTGCGCCGATTCCGAGAATTCCTCCTGTGGGATTGCGCCCGTTGCCGCCTGTTTCAGTTTGGTGTTGTAATCGATCTGAGCCTTTTCAATCTCAGCGTTTACTTCATCCAACCGAGCAGCCAGACGTGCGGCTTCTTTCTCCGTTGCTGCAAGGTCGGCTTGCATTTTAATGCCCTTCGTGCCGCCAGCAGCTACCTTGTTCCACTGTTCAGCAAGTTTTTGTACCTTTGCGGCTTGTTTATCTACGGCGGCTGATTGCTTCTCAATGTCTTTCGTCATTTGTGCAATCTGCTTTTTCGCTTGTTCGTCGCTTACAGTAGCGTCGATTCTGATAGAGCCATCCGCCATTTATTCACCGCCTTTCTAATTGATCTGCGCCCAAAAAGCGTCAATAGCTTCCTTTTCCTCTTCGGAAAGTGCGGGTGCAGGGGTTAAATTACGTTTGAGACGTTCGTATTCCTGTTTCTGTTTTCCCTTCATTTTGCTTGTGTCCGTGCCTCTGATTTGCAGGGCATGAGACATTGCCGAATCTTCGTTAAGGCTTTCCATCATTGCCATAAACTCAAACCAGTGCAGATTGACCTTGTGCAGCTCAATGCCGAACGTCTGCCGGAACGATGCGTACAACCGTGCAGAATCGAAATCGAACCACATCATGCGTTTACCGCCGGGTTCAATCTCTCTATCGTCGCCACAGCGAACAAACCACTGCAAACCTTCCAGTGCAATGTCAATGGGCGGCATCCCTGCTCCGTAAAGCAAGGATAATGCCACCCATACACGGTCATTATCGCTTAAATTCGGGTCGTCCAGTGCAAGGGAAATCTGAATGCCGATTCTGTAATCCGTGCGAATCAGATACCCCTTGTAAGAGCTTGGCAGGCGGTCGAGCAGCATGTTAAACACTGCCGACACGCTCCGCGCTGTACTTGCTCATGTTTGCTGCACGCTTCTCAACGTGGCTGTCAATGATGGGGGTAAGCTGTGCGAAGAAATCAAGGAACTGGTCGGAGGACGGAAGAACCGCGCCAAACACCTTCGCGCAAGTATTTTCGCCAATCAGCGCGTCGATTTTGTCCCTAACGTCTTTGTCAAACGCTACGATATCGTCCAGAGTGTCCAGAACGTCGCCTTTCTTCTCAGAAATAGCCGTTGCCTTGTCTTTGATTTCATTCAGCAGGTCGAAAAAGCCTTTGACAAAGCTATCATCAGACAGCGGAAGGGAGATCGTCTCTCCCTTGTCGTTGACTTCAATAACCTTTACGCCGCTATTTACGCGGATACTATCCATTCCTCGTTACCTCCTATCAAACAGAAACGTTTGCAGTGAATACCGGTGCGCCGCCGGTGATCTTAACAGTGCCCGGAATCGGGTCGCCGACGTAGTTCAGCGTATATTCCAGCGTCGGAGATTCGCCGCCTGCGCCGCCGTAGGTATCAACCTGTACAGATACTTCCTGTACTTCTGCAACGTAGGTTGCAGTGTCGCTGTCACTGGTAGCATTCCACATGTCCACATTCAGCAGCCATGCGTGGGAATCTGCCAGAGTAGCGCGAGCGCGACGTTTCTTGTCGATAAACTCAAACACATCGTCGCCCTTGGTGCACTGCTGAGAAACGCTCATGGTCGGCTGATAGCCGGTAATCTCAGTAGTTGCAGAATCAGAAATAATGTCCTGCTCGGTCTCGGTCTGTGCACCGTAGTCCGTAGATGCTTCGGTTACGTTCTTGCCGATTCGTGCAAACTTTGCAGCGCTATATTCGCCCATCTTATCGCTGGTATCCAGAAAATGAGCAATGAGAGGACGTTTGATCTTTTCAGTAGTTGCCATTTTTACACCTCTACTTCATAGTTAATAGTTAAGAGGATTTGGTAATCCTCGGTTAAATCTTCGTATCGAGCGATAAGCCCCGCAGGGGTCGTTCGCTCAACAGATGTGACGGTCATTCCCTCGCCGAGATCAGGCGGGTTTTCTTCCGCCCATGCTCCCAGCTCATTCAGCAAGGATTCAACGTCGAGACGTTCCTCGCTGTCGGTCGGCAGGGCGCGATACATCACGCCGAACGGGTACTGTGCAGCATATCCGCCGTCAATGTACTGTGCGGTTTTATACGCGCTCTGTACACTGGTAAGCATCATGCCTGACCGTTCCGGCGGGAGATATTCAAACTCGATTTCGGGAGCATAGCCTTTCAGCCATAAAAGTACAGCCCGTGAAACACCGTCTTGTTCACGAGCTGTTACCGTGTTTAACTTCTCACTCATCGGTCAAAATCTTGCGCACTCCTTCCATCCAGCGCGTTTCATTTAACGCCTTGCTTGCCTCGAACCAGTGAGAACGCGCGTTTTTGTGCATTCCTTTGCTATATTTGAGGTTTCGATCTGTCAATGCCTTGCGTGTGCCCTTGGGTGCAAACGTACTGCCGGTTGCCGGGTCAATCATTACCTTGCCGTAATACTGAAAACGTGCATACGGCGAGGCATACACAATGGTATGACCATGCCGCTGTACGTTCATTGCCAGTACACCGGTTCGCGCCGGAACAAACGGGTCGGTGTCCTTGATGATCTCCTCAACAAGCCACGCGTTCGCCTTTTCCACGCGCCTATCAAGCACGTTGTTTGGCAAGTGCAACTTCATAGAGTAACGTATCATCGGCCGCCCACCTCCAAATGCTGCAATCCGCCGTAATCATACAAAGAGACGCTTGTGACGCGGTATGTCTCGTACTTCTCACGGCATTTCTGGTAACTTCCTGCATCCGGCACATCGCCGCGCGCAAAATAGTCCTTTTCAGGGCTGATGATCTGCGTAAACGGTAAAGGGATATGCAGCGTTACACTGTCTGCGCTGTTCTGTGCGGTCTTCGTTACGCTCGTGCCTCTGGTGCTTTCAAGCAAAACGCCCGTCAGAACAGTTCGGCCAGACGGCTGAAACAACGTTACAGTGTGGGGCAGTCGCATCCGCAGCACCTCCCACCTCGGTACAGCATTCCGGTATTTGCAAGATACATTTCCGCAGCCGCTTTGAGCTGTGCCTTTGCCTCCTGCATTGCCTCCGTGCCGCTACGATAGCTTACAGACCAAGAGCCAACACTCTCGCTCTGTTTCTCCTGCTCGGCAGATGCCGCGCGAGTTTGGAGCGTATCAATCACTTGATACTGCTCCGCGACCGCACAGCACGCCATCTTTGCAGGCTCGCTATCGTCAATTCTTCCGCGCGTAAGATAGGTAAGATATGCTACAGCGCGGCTTTCAAGGCGCGGAAACTCATCCTCGGCAATCTGGTTGCCGAGGTACGTATCCTTGTAATATGCATAATCTACCATTTGCGTTTGCTCCTTACAGAAGGGTTACGGATGCGGTGCCGCTCTTGCTTACGTCCTGCTTCGACTCAGCAGTTACCGTGAGGCTCGATGCAGTCTCCGACTTGTCAACGGTCAGCAGGCCGTCTTCGGTGATCTTGGTGTTAGCCTTTGCGCCGCCGGAAACACTCCACGATACGCTGTCGGAAACAATGCCGTCGCCGGTTACAGCCGCAGTAAACAGCTTGGAACCGCCCTTTGCAAGGCTTGCAGTCGCCGGAGTTACCTTTACAGCGGAAACAGTGCCGCCGTTGCCGTAAACGGAGAACGGGAACGGGTTTTCCATGTCCGCATTAAATGCAGTTACCGGGTTTGCGATCTCCCAGCCGAGGCGCATAACTGCGCGCAGCGCAACCATGTCGTTCTGCATGAGGTTGTACTGGATTGCCTTGGTAGACGGATCCTGAATAACGCCCTCGGTGAAGATCTTGAACGTGATGTCCTGACGGATGGCGTAAACGAGCTGCGACCAGTCGCCGACAATCATCTTTGCAAGCGTCGGGTCAAACGCGCCGTTGTTCGGGAAATACATATCCATGCCGTCCAGAGCGTAGCGAGACGCGCCCTGCATGTCAGTCTTAAAGATCGGCTGACCGGTGGTATCTACCAGGCCGCGCAGTTTGCCGCGCATCTGTACGGCGGATACAACGCCGTTCGGGCTGTAGCCGTCCAGTTCAACCTTTGCGATAAGGCCGTTCTCGTCCATGATGTCGCCGAAAGTGTCGGTAGAGGTCGGAACGCCGTTGCCTGCTGCAATCGCAGACGGGACAACGCCATCACGCCACGTGGTCGGCTTGTCAGCGCCGAACAGGATTGCGGCGTCAATCTTCTTGCCGAACGCCTCGACCAGACGCGGACGAACTTCACCCCAGATGTCGTAATCCGCATCATCCAGAACTGCCTCCGGGATGGGGACGATTACCGCGATTTCCTCGGCGTAAATCTTCTTCTTGTCCCATGCCATCTTGGTAGTCTGCTTGTACACTGCGGAGTCAGCCGCGCCAGTGCCGGAAACCTCGCCGTTTACCCAGTAAGCGGTCGGCAGCATATCCAGAACGTTCATGGTCTGGGTCTTGCTGGTCATGTTCGGCAGGCGGCGAGCCATACGCAGCACTGCCGACTCTGCAACAGCGCCCTGAAGGATTTCACGAGTTACCGGCTCCGGGATGAGGCCGGAAAGGGAATTGCGGTCAATTACGTTATTTGCCATTGTTAAAAGCTCCTTTTCTTACTTGATTGCCCCACGAATAAGCGCGTTCATCGCTGCATTGGGGGCGTTTTTCTGGTTGCCATCGCCAACAGGCGCAGTCCAATCAAACGAGGTTCGCGGCCGACGATCCTGCGCGATTGCATCCACAGCCTGTTCAAAGGTGGTCTTGTCATCTACCATCTTCGCGGCCTTGAACGCGATAAACTCCGCTTCGTCGCCGGTGAAACCCTTCGACGAAACGTATCTTTCGTGCTCGAGCTGTTCGATCTTCGCGTTCGCCGCCGAAAGGTTGCTTACTGCGGTGTCGCGCTCTTTGGTGATGTTGTTCATTCTGTCCTGCTCGGTCTGCTGACTGTCTTTCCACGTGCGGAATGCGGTCAGCTCTTCCTCGCTGGGCATTTTCTTCCGTTCACGCTCAAGGCGAGACTGGATCATCTTATCTACGTCCGCCTGACTGAACGTCTTTTCCTGCTGTGCAGCAGTGTTGTTTTCCGCGCCCGGCGCGTTGGTGTTGGTAGCGTTGTTTTCCATTGTGGTCTCCTTGTTTAACGTCCTGTCGGACAATTTGGCAATAAAAAACACCGTGTTTCCACGATGCCAATTATTCAATTACTTTCATGCGGTTGGTCTGCGTCGGCAGGCTCGCCGCCCGGCTGAATTCGCGATATTCTTTCTTCAATCGGCGAATGCGGATGCCTGTTTGCTCTTCCTTGCCCGTCATTCCTGCGGCGTTGTACGCGGCTCTGCGACGCTCCAGTTTTCGCACTGTGCGTTCTATCTTGCGCTGCATTTGCGTTGCTTCATAGGCGCTGTACGTGCGCCCTTCAAACCTTACACTCGGTGGGTCAATGTTCGCAAGCTGTTCATCCGTATATACGCGCTCCGAAACGCCCTCTAAAAACGGATGCCTGTGATGCCTGCAATTTGCGCCCTCCAAACCATCAACAGCGCCGAGGCCGCAAATCGTGTAAATGTTCGGGTATTTGCTGCCGTCTTTCGTGCTGTAAACCTTGCCTTGCCATGCCTTGTGGTTCTTCCATCCTGTGCCTTTATCACGCGCGCCGCGATGGGCGGTGATTTCGTACAGGTCAGTTTCCAGTGTTTCCGCAGCCGTTTCCGTGTATTTCGAGGTAAGCTGATTTAGCCCCGTGAAAATAGCTCTGCGCGCTGCAACGTCTGCATGGTCTCTGTGCCCTGTCGCATAGTCAATCGTGTATATGCCGCTGTCTGCAAGCTCTCTAACTGCATCCTCAAGTGACTGCTGCAACGTAAACGCGCCGGACTGCATTTTCACTTCTGCTTTGTCAAGGGCGGCTTGATACGCCTTTGCAAGCGGCTGAAATGTAACCTTTCCGTTTGTTTGCAGTGCAAAACCGAGAGAGCGTGTAATGTTGCGGTATCCGTCAAGCGTCTGTGACTGTATCTGCGCGATATCCGCAGCTGTCACCCAGAAAAGCGGTTCAGCAATGCTCGCCTTGCTTGCAAGCTCGTTGTAATACTTCTGGTTGTATTCAACAACACGGTCAAGTGCTTTCTGCACCTGAGGCAGTGTTTCCTTGCTGTGCTTCGCTATCATTTTCTCGATGGTCTCCATGTCGAGGCCTTGCGCACGTAGCGCGCGGATATCGTTCATGGCAACCTCGTTCAGTTCGCCGGTCAGCTTAAATCGTGAACATATCTCGCGCAAGATGTCCTTTTCGAGCTCTCGCATTGCAATCGCAATCGGTTCAGGCGCTGCGTCGAGGTATTCCGGTGTGATTGGATACTTCATTCAATCTCATCTTCCCCCTCGTCCGTCATGTCCTGCGCTTTAGGCAGCATTTTCTTCGCCGTCTCATCATCTTCATTGAGCCACTTAGCGCGGAATTCCCAGTCGTTCATAATGCCTGCGTTAAGCAGCTGCATGTCTCGCGTGAAGTCCGTGCCCTTATCCTCGATGATGCTATCGTCAAAGTCAATGCTGATTTCCACATCTTCATTCAGCCCGGCGTTCATTGCATCATTTCCGAGCCGCAGAATAATGCGGCACAGCTCCACAAGTGCCTGCTCAAGGATGATTTCATGCTTCTTGATCGTGCGGAACATGGTGCTGTTTTCGCTGATTACCTGCGTGGCGGTTGCAACGCTTGCGCCGTCGAAGTGGTAATAGCTCTCGCCGAAACCTGTCTTGGTTGACAGCAGGTTCAGCTGATCTTGAATGCCTCGGTTATGTTCGCCGGTTCTCAGCGTCATATCAATCGGCTGAATGATATTGCCATCCTGCGTATCCTCCGGCAGCACATAATATGCGAGCTCGTCCGGGTCGAATACCGGCTCGCCGTCAAGGTAGTTCGTCGCAGCAGGCTTTACCATGATGCGCTTTTTGCCGAGCAGGAACTCGTTTACATAGCTGTCATATGCGATATCAACGCCTTTCAGAACGTCAATCGCGTTTGCATAGACCGGAATGCCGAGCGGAATGTAATAATCAAAGTTGTTCGCGATGTTCAAACGATCAATCACAAACTGCCGCTTGTTCGAACCAGTATGCACAACAGGAGGGATTTTCTCAAACCCCGGCACTTTCGCAAGGCTTTCTTCAATCAAACTTTCATTTGTGATTTTGAAAATGCGGTTTTCGATGTCGTAAAATCCGATTTCATTTCGCTTGTGGATTTGCAGATAGCAATAATCCTCGCCATTTACAGTGGTTCGGCTGTCGAACGCGCATTCCGTGATAACGCCGTTCTGCCATGCCAACGGAAAGATGTGCTCTACAGTCACATAGTCGATCTGAATGCCGTTTGCTGCGCCTGCAATAGGCTGTTCTCCGTCCGACACTGCACCGACAACACGCGGAATGTATGCGACCGTACCCAGTGCAGACTTCATTTCCTGCATCTCGTTCGCCTTGACCTCGAAGTTGTTCTCTTCAAAGATGCGGTCGACGAACGCCTGTTCTTTCTCGCCCTCCAAGGTGATCTTCACCTTTTCGTTCATGAGTAGGTTCGCCCAGTCCTCGGCTAACTTCTTCGCCATACCGAGCGTATATCGCTTGCAATGCACGGTTCGGCCGCAGTTCCGCACCTTGTAATGGTGGAATGACTTCACATCACCCACATACCAGCTGCGCCACTCCGCAACCTTACCGTAAAACTCGGGGGCGATTGTGTTATAGTCGAGCTCTTTCAGTTTTTCAATGATCGTCAAGCAATCACTCCCATTCTTCTGTAAACGCGCTCAAGGGCGTATCTCGTGGCATCAATCAGATGGTTCTTTTCATCTGGATAGCCGCTGATGATCTCGCCGTCCTTGTCGCGCTCATACTCATAGTTCACAAACTCATCATAGGCGTGCGGCGTTCGCTTGCGGTCGATGACAAGTGTCCTGCGCTGTAGCCACTTCATGCCGTACTCGACACTGCCGGGGCCCTTCACGGCCTCTTTGGCAGGCAGTCGCATAGCGCGGTAGTCTGCAACGCTTTTGGGCTCTGCACTGTCGCAGGTGATAAACGTATCATTATAGCCGCGCTCCATGATAATACCGGCGCTTTCCTCGTTACTCAGCTTGTTTTTGTATATCTCATCGATAAAATACACCGTCTCACGCGCCCTGTCGTAGTGGACGCGGATAAAAGCGAACGGGTCGGGGAACCATCCCCAGTCAGCGCCTTGATAGATATGATCGAACGTTGCCACCTCATCATCTGTGATTTCTCGCAGTTCAAGGTTTTCAAAGACGTTGCCGCCCGTGCCGACCGGAATGCCGAGGTATTCATGCTGATACGCTCGCTCGTTCGTCAGTTTTAGGTGCTCCGCCTCATAAATAAACTGATCGCCTAACCACTCGCGCGGTGCTTCAAGGTACGTGCTGCGGTGGCAGAGACGGTCAGGGCGTTCTTCTAAACTGTCCTTGTTCGCCCAGTTGTCGCGGCTGATTGGAGGGTTATAACTCTCAAAGTTCCAATACTTATCACCGCCGCGCATGGTAGACTGCAAGATCGTTCGGATTTCCGCACGTCCTGCGAACTGGTCTTTCTCCTCGAAATGCGTAACAGCAATATAACCAAACGGAACCTTGATTGACTTGATCTTCATCGGGTCATCAGCGCCGCGAAACATGATTTTCTGTCCGGTCGGGCGATATATCAGCTCCATCGGCGATACCTTCGCGTCCCAGTAGTCAGCCATGCCCAGCTCACCAATTGCCCATACATACTGTGCGTATACACTATCACGGATGGTGTTTGCAACCTTGCGTAACACAAGAGCATGCGTTCCGGGGTTGTGGATAAGCAGCAGCGGAACGACAATTGACACAAACGACGATTTCAGCGAGCCTCGGCCGCCGCTTTCGTCATAGTGTGTGTGTCCATGCTCGAATACATCGTGCGCGACAGAGTAAAATGCAGGGCCGATTACCTGAGATAGTTTTAACTCAGACATCGATAATCACCTTCACGCCCTCGCTTTCGATCTTCTCCTCTACTGCGTCGCGCTGTCCGAGGTACTGCTTTCCCAACCAGATAAGCATCTGGATGTTACCGCCACGAGCAGCGTTAAACTGCCAGTGGCGCAGGCTCAGCTTCATTTCGGCCATGCCTTTATAATATGCTTCGGTCACATCATCGCGATTCGCAAAGGTCGCACGCGCGAAGCCTAATGCTCTTGCGATTTCCTCTTGCGTGTTGCCCTCGCTTGCCAGCTCGCGCACCGCTTCAAGGTCGATTTGTTTCTTTGGTCTGCCTCTTGGCATTTACTTTTCCCTCCCTTTCCAAAAAGAAAACCGGCCGGGACGCTATGCCCGGCCGGCGTACTTTTGAGTGTTTTTTCATCAGGTCGAGGACGACCGCGCACGGGAAGCGCCTGCTGCCCGACGACCCGAAACAAAGTTACGGACGCGAGTTCCGATAGATCGTGATGCTCTTCTGATTGCGTTCATGCAGTTCACCGCCTTTCATTTATGCAACAAAAAGGGCCATCTTTGCAGATAATCCTTTTCGTGTTTAGTTAGTCTCCTATAATTCTGCCTAAATATTCCTTTGAGTCTTTCCCAATCCGCGCGAATTTCAGATCGCCAGTTTTAATAGGTCTTTCTCCCGCCCGGCTCACGCACCCGCGTCAGAGCATTTTCTAAATAGCATGACAAACCCCGCTCACCAAAGCCATAAGGTGAGCGGGGTTTACCATATTTACGACTGTTTCGGTTCCGCAGGACTTGCACCTGCTTCCAGCAACTATGCAAACCGGTATACCTCCACAGGGAGGTATGAACGCTATCGTCGCGTCTGTACGCCGGGCTTTTACCGGTGATCTCTCAGCTGTCCAGAACGGTTTGTATGAAATTCAGAGAGGTTTTTACCTCACTTTCGCAAGTTTACTTGTGTTCCCGTCCTGATGATTCGGTTTGTTTATTGCAAGAGATAAACAGACTGGTGCTCTTTCGTGGCGTGTACTTAGCCACCCGAAAGCTCCGTATCGGCTTTGTAAATTTGTACCGGTTGTTTTGCTCTCGGCTCACTAAGTCCGTGTGAGTGCTTATCCGGGCAGCACTCGCCCTCTCGATATAGGCTGCTCGGCGTCTCTGTCCGTCGTGTCACGCGTCTCTATCGGTGCGTAATCCGGCTGATTCCCTTTTTAGGTTACAGCGGGGAGCGACCCCGGTTGCGGCGTGCCTGCAAGCACCCGCTGAACTCTGCAAAGCCGTTGCAGCAGCTTCACAGGCGTTCGGAAACAGATTGTCCGTCTTTCCGGACTGTCAGAATATTATCGTCCTCGTTGGAGGCGTTGTGCTCCCTCCACCTCATGCAGTTTTGGGAACAGATCGCCTTGCACGTCGTCCATCATGCAAGGCTTGCCAAAAGTCCGCCATGTTGCCCTTGGCTAAAAAGGTTCTGTACGTTACCCGTCCGGCCTCATGAAGCCATCCGGGCATGTTTGCGGTGACTGTTGCCCGCAGACACCGCAACACATTCTCAATTTTAGCGTGTATGTTATTACTCCGTCACCCTCATGCAGGCTTTGGAGCATATCGGCGTGCCGCGCAAAAGACACGCCGAAAGAATAGAAAGGATAATCAATGCCTTCGTTCCGCGAAAGGCGTTTTGCTCCTCTGCCCTCATGCAGACTTTGGAGCAGGTCAGCGGCAGGTCTCCCCACCGCTTTAAGTAGGTATTTGGGGTTAAACAGAAAGGCTTGTCACCCGTCAGCCCTCACGCAGGCTTCCGGGCGTGTACCCGCCTTTCGGCGGGCTGAAAGCGGAGGAACGAAACTCCGTGATTCCGCCCTTTAGGGCTTTTATCACGATATCATTATACCACCATTCTTTGTAGCATTGTGTAGCCCGTTTTCCACAGCTTTATGCACAGCCTGTGCGTATATGTTCTACTGCCCGCAACGCCCGTGCGTGCATCTTTCCGCGAACGTGCACTTCGTTGTAATTCATTTTTTCGGCGGTCTCTCTCCACGTTCTACCGTTCACGTAATGTTCGATCAGCAGCGCCCGTAACGCCGCATCCTGTACCTTAGCTGTTGTGCTGATAATCTCGGCCTTAATCAGCGCGAGCCGTTCTTGCTCTCTCTGTATCTTCTCGGACAGGGCAAGATATGCATCCGCCTTGTTTGCGGTCACGTCACCGCCGCCGCCCGGCGTGTCCTTGATCGTCGCTGTTGCACTTGTCGCCCGTGTCCATGCCCTTACTCGTGCTTCTTCCAGTGCAGAGATTGATTTTTCAAGGTCAATCCCTCGTCTGAGCCATTCCTTAGTCGTCGTGTGCCACTACCTCCTCCATGCCGTGCTGTGTATATCGCCTGCGTCGGCTGATTCTCGCCGCCTTGCGGACGCAACCCACACCCGGTTCACATCCGCGCGATTTCCCCGTGTCGATCAAATAATGACACGCCCATAGCTTAGACCCTTGGCTCGTACCCAGTACTCGCCAGTATGCGCACCCAGCGCATTCGCTTTTCTTTTTCATGTTAATGCTATTCCATTCTCCCGCAGTTCTTCAATCAGATCGTCGATTTTAACGTATTTTCGGGCGATACTGTCTGCGAGGTAGTTTGTTTCGTCCCATGTAGACGCAGCCGCCGTGTTCGTTGCGTCTCGTTTGGCTTTTTCTATGTCACCCTGCGTCGCCGGTATTCGGTATGGGTTGACTTTCTTTTTCTTCGCCATTTCCGTACCTCCAAAGCAAATAGCGATGGATTTCTTTCAGGTATTTTCGCATTTCCGGACTATACATCATCCGTCCAGCCATCTGTTTTCCAGTGCACAGAAACCATATACCGTACCACCGGTCAGAGCAATCCATAATACACCGAACAAGATGATAGCAATATTACCTTGTCTTATAGCAAGGTTTACAATCGCCTGTGGTTCTGCGTCCGTATAAAACCTGTTGTTGTCTGCAATCATATGATCTTTGATTTGCGTATGTATACTGCCAACCATATTTGCGTCCACAACTTCGTAATAATGCCGCACAAGCCTGCTGTCATAGATTGTATCGCCCTGTTGGTGCGCTGTAACGGAAAACTTATCCGCCGGGAACGATACGCCCATGAATGTAAATGTTTCTGTGCTTTCTTCCTTCCGGTCAGTCTCGTCCCACGTCCAATACACCTCGGTGCGGCTGTGCGTATGTCCCTTGCCATCGGTATAGGTTACAACGCGCGTGTGCCGGGTGTATTGTTCTGTGATTTTGGTTAGGATTGCATATTTTCCGTCTAAATCGTCTGCCGAAACAGGCTGTTCCGCTACCAGTTTTCCGTAAGCAATCACATTTCCAAAGTCGGTATCCAACGCATATTGAAACTGCTGATCGTCTGTAATCTGCGTTGCCGTGGTAAATTCCTCGTTTGTCTCAGCGATATGGTCACTGATTTTGCTACCGAGCAGAAATCCCAGTGCCACCATAACAAACACGATTGCAACGCTGAACGCAATCTCGCGTGGCTTAATCTCCATCGCTGTCACCGAACAGGTTCTGCGGGGCATCTTCCGGTGCGTCGTAGTCCGCATAGGTCGTGTCGATTGCCTGATAGTTCATTACCCTCAGCAGAAAACCGGTTGGGAAAGACCTTACCAGTTTATTGTATGCCCGTACCTGCTGATTGTAGTTGTTGCGGTACTGTGCAATCTGGTTCTCGGTCAGCGCAAGCTCAGTCATGAGCTGCTTGTAATTTTCGTTTGCCTTGAGTTCCGGGTACTGCTCTGCAACGGCGTTCAACGCAACCTGCGCTTGTTCGACCTTGCCGGACGCGGCAGCAGTGCGAGCCTGCGTAATCTTTGTCAGTGTATCGCCCTCGTAATTCTGATAGGACTTTACTGCGTCCACCAGATTGTAAACGAGATCAACACGGCGTTTTTCCACCACCTGCACATCGGCTGCCGCCGAATTTACCTGTTCTTCTGCTGATACTGCGCGGTTATTAGCCGACACAAATGCAGCAGCAATCATGAGCACCAGTGCTGCCACGATAGCCAGAACGATTAAAGCAATTTTTTTCATTTCATTCCTCTCTTTCCAACATATCAAGGTACTTCCGTGCCATCGCCGCCACCTGAATTGCCTCGCAAGCCGCCGCTTCGGCGTACTGCTCAACGAGAGCCACATGTTGCGCCGTCGGGATTCCGTCACGGATACGGTGCCAGAGCTGCTTCATTGACATTTCGATACTGTCGCATTCTTCCCGTAGCTCCTCGGCTTCCTCCTGCATTACCGCCCATCCCTCGTGCTCCGAGTGAAACTGCGGGAACCGCTCATTTGCGCTTGCAAGTTCCTTATAAACTAACGCTTTTACTTCTGCGCTCACTGCGTTCACTTCAATCCCTCCTTTAACAATTCCTCGGCATACGGCAGGGTAAATACCCAGTCGCAAAAATCGCGCCATTCGTCCAGCTTGTGCCCCCGGCGCTGACTGACCATGTTCAGCAGGTTTTCGTATGTCATGGTGACCGTGCGCTTCTGATTGTAGGACTGCGGGAGCAGCCGGATGATCTGCCACCAGTATTTCTTATCCTGAGTTTCGAGATAAAGCTCTCTTGCGTAATTCAAAGCATCGATAGTGCTTTCTAAAGAAGTTTTGAACCACGGGAAACGGGTCAGTCCGTTGTCATCCTTTCTGAGCGGTTCATCAAAATCTCCAAGGTGCTCATGGCTGAAATCATCCAGCGTAAATTCCTTTGCCGTAATCTTGTGCATCGTGGAACAGGAATTTGCAACCGTGCCCACCTTGTAAGTGTCAAACTCCGCCAACCAATAGCGCGGTGCGGTAATATCAACCGATACGAAAATCTGCCGTAAGAACTTCCGATGCGACGAACCGGCGCGGATAAGGCGGCGCATGAGGTCGAGGTCGTTTTTGCCGAGCTGATCGCCTGCACTGTCAGACTTATCCCAACTATTCATCGGGTTTCTCATGCCTCTGACAGCGTGATTCCATCCCCATACTTCGGGGTGTTCGAATTTAATCATGGTGTTCTTCTTTAGTCCTCCTCGTCAATTACGATGCCGCCATGAATAATGACGCGTTTATCGTTCAGATCGAAATATACCTCGTTATCGTTCTCGGAAACATCAAACTTGCCGTTCCATTCTTTGATCTTCTCTCCGGTGTTGCTGTATACCGTTACCGTGCGATGCAGCCCGCCAGACACATCACTGCCGATGCTCTTAGCCACGCGATCGCAGCCAGCGCACCCAGAAAACATCAGAGCCATCATAGCTACCAGCAGAGTTAAAATTGTTTTCTTCATTCCTGTCCACCTCCATAATGTTCTACAATATACTGGTTCGCCGTGGTTTCCGGCGCGGTTTTCCATGCAATCAAGCCGATCACGTTCGTGAGCAACATCACACCGACAAAAATCAATCCGCAGGCAGTGTATAAACCAAACACCGGTACCCCTTCGCTGTTGCATATGACACAAGCCAAGAGGATAAAAATTGATAAGCCTATCGCCAGTGCGCCCAAAATTACAAGCCATTGAAACTTGACCGATTCCCGCGCAATAACCTCCTGCACCAGTGTTTCCGGTGTAACGCCCATCTGAGCGGCGATTTCAGAGATGGTCATTCTTCCACCCTCCTTATAGGTTCGTATTCCCCTAAAACATAGTCACTTGCTCGTTCTAAAAGAGCCGGATTATCTCTGAAAAATCCCAGTCCTTTGTTGCAGCTGTTGCATAACATGCCCCGAATTCTTCCGGATTGATGAGAATGGTCTATTACCAAATTCTTTTCACTTCCGCATATCTGGCATTTTCTTATTAGTGAATCGTATTCTTCTTTGGTTATTCCGTATGCGCTTTTTGCTTTCGTAAAAGCAACCTTGTCTTTGTTTTTATTGACCCAATTTCTATGCTCTTCTCTGCATTTTTCGATATTATTTTTATATCTTTCAGCGCTTTGTTTTGAGCAGCACTTTTTACACCAAGAAGTCAACTTTCCTTTATGTCTGCCTGATTTCTGAACGTAAAATTCAGAATCCTCCAATAGTTTCCCACAGCGAGGGCATTTTTTCAAAGTACGTTTTCCCCCCTAACAACCCGTCCACCGGACAGCCTCAATCACAACAGGTTTCTTTCTGAACTTCATTCCGTTACTCCCTCACATTCCGCCCCGCAGGCCGCATAGCCTGCAAGATCAATCCAACTGTCAGCCTTTCCGCCGCCTGCTGCAATGCGTGCAATCTTGAGCAGCGCCATCATTACAGCAACGTCCTTTGCCTCTACGCACACGTTCACGCCCCTTGTGCAGGCTTTATTAAGATACGCCTCCCACAGCTCCGCGATCGTCTCAAAATTATCCTCCGGTGTGCCGTAGTCCTGCTCGCGCTGTCCGCATACGCACTTCTCCGCCGCGTGCAGGATGTCCGCACGGGTCAGCTTGTGCTTCACGTCCTCGCCGTACTTCTCGACTACCTCGCGGATGTCGCGCTTTGCGTCCTCGCTGCGCTTTGCAGCCGTCTCGGCAACGGTGGGAGTATCGTCCTCAATTGCCTCATAACCCATTAAAATGGCTGCTCGCTCAGGTCTCACGTCTACGCACATATTTCTGTTTTTGTCGTACAACTTGCACTCAAGGCAAACTGTGTTTTTACAATACTCACGTACCGCATCTATAACGTTGTACACTTTCCCGTCTTTCTTAAACTTCATCGTTGTTTTCCACCTATTCCATGCCTTAATTACATCCTCAACCGCACTCGTTCCGACGCGCTCGCTGTCGGCTGCAGTCCATGTGGTTGCACCGCATTTGGTGCAGAGCACTCTCACGCCGTTTCTTACAAACAGGCGAGCTTTTCCACCGCAGAACGGACAGGATTTAAGTTCAATCATTGCTTGCCCTCCTGTGTCATTCTCTCAACGGCTTTCTTCACGCCTGCCATAATCAAACACCACTCACCCACCGTTAAATACGCAGCTATATCGCGCACCGCTGTAACAGCGTCACGCGCCATTTTCGGTTCAATCGGCTTGTCAATGTCGGCTTTGGTGATTTCACGCATTGTCCGCCCTCCTGTTCCATGCTTCGGCAGCTTCGTTATATCCGTTTTTAATAACAGCAGGTTGGCCATCTGTCAATTGGATTTCGTGCAACTGCCAGAAATAAATTCCACACTTTTCACAGCCAACACGATACTTAGCACACAAAACGGGGTGGTTCGCAAAAACGTCGTATTTTTGGGCGTGCTCACCTTGAACAGTCGCTTTTCCGCCGCAAAACGGACAGGGTTTAAACTCAATCATTGTCTTCACCTCCGTCCATCCTTGCGCCGCAGTGGGGGCAGTAGTTAGGGAGCCAATAGTTCCACGTCGTTGCGTCCAGTCCTTCCGTTGACTTCTCTCCGCACAATGAGCAAGTTTCGGTTGCGTTCCACCACCCATGCACCACCGGCACAACATCGGCGGCTGGTAATTGCCCGATAGCGATTTCCGTTTCGCACAGCTTGCGATACATTGCGTTTTCAAAACCTTTGAACGGCTTGAACTGCTGGAATTCGTTCTCTAAAGAGGTCAAAAGATTGACTGCTTTGTGCTTCTCAATGTATTCAGCCATTGTCTGCGCCTCCGTCCTTTCTCTTGCCGTAGCTACAAAAATCCTGTAGCCACATTATGTGCTTGTACACACGGCATATAATCATGCCGCCACACTCGTTTTGTGCGTTCTCGCAATCTTTACAGCGCACCACTGGCGCAACGTCGGCAGTGGGAATGTCACGTACAGCCCATACCGGATTAAGCCCCTTTAGATACGCTTCTCCGGCGGCATCTTCCGCCGCTTCACGCTCAATATACTCAGCCATTGTCTGTCCTCCTGTTCCATGCTTCAATCACTTTTTCAACAGCGCTGGTTTTGTAGCATTCATTGTCCACCAAAATTTCTGAGGAAGCGCGACATTTAGTACAAAGCACTCTTACACCGTTATTTACATACAACCTCGCTTCTCCACCACAGAAAGGACAAGATTTAAGTTCAATCATTGTCTGCACCTCCGTTCATCTTCGCGCCGCAGTTAGGACAGATAGGGTAAATACCCTTTTTGTTCCATTGATATTCTCTGTGCATTGCTTCCCCGTCACACTCTGAACAGTCACAACAATAATCACTGTTTTTCCAGTGCGGTCGAATCCACCGCCCATGCACCACCGGCACAACATCGGCGGCAGGCACGCTCGCAAGAGCCTGTTTTGCTTTATCCCAATCAAAGCCTTGCTCCGCGAGAGCTAAGTTCGCCGCTTCACGGTCAATGTATTCGACCGGAGTTTTCCAATCATCAATAACCTTATTCCACATCGTTTTCCTCCAATTCGTCCTTGTTCTTTTCGTAAAAATCGTTGAGCATTTTCACCATTTCGCAAAAATGCTCTTTGCAGAGGTGAATAGTGATGTATCCGATGGTAAAGTAAACTTCTGGTTCTTTACAGTGGAAACCGCCGTTTTCTATACACCACTGGCAGCAGCCTTTGGTAATGTCGATATGTTTTGGAGGCTCAGGAGGCTTGACTTCGTGTGTCGGAATACCGAGAAATTTTCTAATCTGATTCCACATCGTTTTCCTCCTTGATCGTCACGCACAGTTCAACCGTTCAACCATTCCTAACCCTCCCTAATCTCAATTCTCCTAACTCTCGGTAAATCTCATCTCTCAGCTTCATTGCTTCCCTTTTGGAAACATCAACCGAGCAGCCTACGCCGTGCAGAATATACCGATTGCAATACTTACACTTTTTCAGCCAGCACTCATCAACCGCCGGAATAATGCTTTCTCCGCTTGGCTCGTGGATGCCGTACCAGCACTTTAGCCGCATTCATCTTCCTCCCATTTCTCGCACGTCTCATCCTCAAACCGGAAATCTGCCCGGTGCTCGCTGTCGCCGTTGCAGCACACACCCTCAAATGCTGCATACCATCGGCAGGTTTTGCAGGTGTTCATCCTACCACCTCACCGAACGTCACCTGATCTTCGTCCTTCGGCTTGCACACTTCCTCGCAGTTGCGTGCCATCTGCGCGAAATATCCCGGCTTCAGTTCAGCCGCTACCGCCCTGCGCCCCTGCTCCAGTGCAATGTACGGTTCACTGCCGATCCCGCCGAACGGCGAAAACACAACGTCACCGGGGTTTGTCCAAAGCTGCACCGCGCGTCTGATAACTTCCAGCTGCAACGGGCAGATATGCTTTTCGTCCTTGTCCTCGCGTGCCAGTCGTGCGTTAAGTACGTCGGTTCTGCGAATATCAAACCACACCGGGCTTGCGTATCTCTGCCACATCGGCAGATCAAACACCTGCCGAACGTCTGCACCGTCGTTTTCCGCGTCCTCTGCCGTCTTGTAGTGCCGCACCGGTTCCGGGTTCTTGCCGTCGTCCTTCCACTTGCGGAACAGCACGAGGTACTCCGGCATACCAATACCCGTCAGACTCGCATCGCGCTGAAGCTGGCAGTAAAGCAGTCTCTGCGTCTTGGTTTTCTGCATCTCCAGTACCGGGTCAGTCCAGATGACAACCTCACTGTGGTACTGAAATCCCGCCTTTTCAAAGTGCCGGATGATGTCGCCTCGGAAATCATACCAGCCGCTTGCGCCGTGGCTGGACTTGTACCGTGCAAGCTGCTTGCAGTGTACCGCGCAAATGCGGCCATTCATCAGCACCCGGTACAGCTCTGGAATGAGATAGTCGAACTGCTCGAAGAACTCGTCCTCGTTCTTGCAGTTTCCCATATCCCGCAGATCGTCCGAGTAGATGTACAGATTCGCAAACGGCGGACTGAAAATCTCAAAGTGAACACTTTCAGCCGGCATCTGCCGCGCCACCTCTACGCAGTCGCCGTTATAAAGTGCGTAGCGCTCGTTCATTACCTCCTGCATTTACACTGCCTCCCTTATCCATTGCGGAAACTCAAATTTTTCTTTATTCAGGTTCAACAGAAACTCACGTCCGCGTACCGCTTCCGTCTGAAAATTACACATCGCCTGTGCCATGCTCACTGCCATGTCGTTTTTCTGCTGTGCCTTGCGTTCGATCGCGTCGAGGATTTCTTTCTCGCCTACGCCGATCACGCGCCACACATTTACCGGTTTGTCCTGTCCGAAGCGGTAAAACCGCCGGACTGCCTGATAGTAGCTCTCATAGCTGTAATCCAGTCCGCAGAACACCGCGTTTCGGCAATTCTGAAAATTCAAACCAAATCCGAAGATGGACGGTTTGGAGATCAGCACGCGGTATTTCCCGTCGATGAAATCCACCGCCGCACGTTCCTTTGCGTCCGCCTTGTCGCTTCCGCGTATCTCAACCGCGCCGGGAATCGCCTTTTTCAGCTCGTCCGCTTCCTCATTCTGAAAACACCACACGACGAACTGCTCATCCGACCCGCCGACGATCTCAGCACATCGCTGTACGCGCTCCGCAAGGCTCTTTTTCTTCGCCGCGTGAAAGCCCTTGACGGACAAATCCAGCTTTTCCGTCAGCGCAAGCAAGCTCTGTTCGGTCTGCACGACTTCGTTTTTCTCGCGCAGCTCTGGCAGAACATACCCAGTATCATCAAACCCAATGTCCTTTGGGCTGGAAATGCACACTGCCCAGCTCGCCACCCAGCGCCAAAAATCGTGCTCTGCGTGTCCTTTCAGCCGATAGTGTCCGCTGTTTCTCTGGTCTGCCACAAACCAGCAGGAAAGCGCCTCGCTTGAACGCATGATGCCGAGAAATTCCGCGTGGTTCAGCAGCTCCATTAGGTCGTTAGGTGCAGGCGTAGCCGTGCAGGCCAGCTTGAACGGTGTATCACGGAACGCTCCTATAATCTGCCGTTTGGTTTTTCCCATGTAGCTTTTTAAAATCGAGCTTTCGTCTAACACCACAGCACCGAACTTTGACGTGTCGAACTTGTCCAGTTTTTCATAGTTTGTGATATTCACGCCCGGCGCAATATCCACATCCATCTCCGCCAAAGTCACCGGTATGCCGAACTTCTCGCCCTCGCGCACGGTCTGCCGCGATACCGCCAGCGGCGCCAGAATCAACGTCGGCCTGCCGGTCTTTTGCGCGGTCTCCTGTGCCCATGCAAGCTGCTGTGCCGTCTTGCCAAGCCCGCAGTCCTCGAATAGTGCCGCGCTCCCGGTCTTGCACGCCCAGTCCGTCACATATCTCTGCCACTCAAACAGATTTTCGTGCTTCTCCTGCATGTCAAATCCGCTTTTCGGTCTGCTTTTCAGCTTGCCCTTCAAAAAGTCCTCATACTCCATCTGTTTCATCCGCTCCCAAAATCTCAACCACAATCCTCGGATTCTTCGCATCCACCTCAAAGTGATCTTCAAATCCTCGGATATTCTTCCAACCGTCGTTACTCAAATACCGCGCCTTAACAAGCGCATCCTGAATTACCTTTCTGCCAAACGCGCAGATATTGTCCTTATCCCGCCGCCGGTCTTTCTCATACCACCGGTAAATCATATACACCGGCTCCTCAAATTCCACGTTTCCGAGCTGTCTTGCCGCGTGCATCACAACGGTTTCGCACTTCTTCTTGAGCTGTGCGCCTAAGTACCGATTGCGCCGTTCCGCCTCGATCAGCTCATTCAGTCCCGGCAACGGACCTTTAATTACAAACTTCATTTCTCACCTCTGTTGGCTTTCACTCGTGCCGCCCACTCGTTTTCCCAGTCGTTGGCGGCGGGCGCACCGTCAAACATCGGCGTATCTGCTTTGGGTTTCTTCGGCTTGTCTTCGATTCTGTCCCAAATGATACCCCTCCACCTCTGTGACATACTCAGCCGGATAACATCGGCTACTGCCTGTTCGCCGTGCTGCTTTACGCGGTTCTCAATCATCGTGAGAAGGTTTCTGAGACTGGTTGGCTCGTATGCATCCCTGCGCTCCTTCTTGTATGTAATCCAATCTTGAACCGCCGAACATACCGGCTCCGAAAACCGTTCCGTCAGGTCGAGTTTCTTATCGGATTCTTGGGTCTTGGGTTTCGGCTTAGATTTCGGCGGACATTTTGCCGCTGTCGGCACTTCGTCCGGCGCACTTTGATACTCGTCATACTTGCTGACGGTAATCACGGTGTAGTGCCGATTGGTTTCCACCGTGATTTCGCCGGTCTTTTTCAGCTTGCCGAGCGCCGTCCTTACCTGCTGCACAGACAGTCCGCTTTCCGCCGAGAGTGCCGCATAACTGGTCGCAAACGCACCGCGAGGTATTTCTATACCCTGCCACTCACAAGCCTTGTAATTAGCTCTCAACAGGACGTGCAGCCATAACTTGCAGGTGGGGAGGTCTTTGTACCATCCCCACTCTGTCAATGCGCGGTGCAGTTTTATGTGCCCGTTCATCGTCCCTCACCACCTGTTAAAACGGCGGTTCGTCATCGTCCGCCTCGTCGGTCGGAATAAAATCGCTGTTACCGCTGCTCTGTTCGCGGTTCTTCTTGGTCTCGCCGAAGCTGACTTCCTCGCAGTTCAGTTCGATTGCGGTACGGTTGTTGCCGTTCTGGTCTTGCCACTTGCGGGACTGGATACGGCCAACAACGATTGCCATCATCCCCTTCGAGAACCACTGTGCAACGAATTCTGCCTGCTTGTTCCATGCAACGCAGTCGATAAAATCGGTCTGCTTCTCGCCGTTTGCGTCCTTGCGGTCTCGGTCAATCGCCAGCGTGAACGAACAAACCGCTGTGCCGCTCTGTGTGTGGCGTAACTCCGGGTCTCGCGTCAGCCGACCCATTAAAATTCCCTTATTCAGCATTTGCAAATCTCCTTCGTGATGTACGATTTCAGTTCTTCCGGCGTGTACTACACCCGAGCGCCGATACGCACGCAACGGATATAACCCGCCTTGTGGATTTCGTCCAGTGTGTCCACGCTGATGTTCAGCGCGTCCGCCGCTTCCTTACGTGTAAGCAGTAATTTTTCCATTATCGTCCCGTTCCTTTCGTATACTTCTGGTTTTCCTCACTCCACAGCGGATACATGCTTTCGAGGTACTCCCGCATTTCCCGCTTGATTTCTTTGCCGTCACCCTGATCCATTTCCCGGTGACACTCCGGGCACAGCATCACAAGGTTTGTCGTGATACCCATGCCGCCGCGTGCTCTCGATACAAAATGGCACGCTTGCAGCACACCGCCTTTCCCGCAGTGGCGGCAAATGCCGCCGTCCCTCTCCCAGCATTCGCGCCATACCGCCGGACTAATGCCGGTAAACTTGGTCTGCCGTCTCATTCTTCCATGTCCTTTCTCGCCGCGCGTTCCAACCTGCGCTTTGCCGTCCGGCGATTTGCTTTTTTCATCTTTGCCCAACCTCTGTGGTTATAAGCCCAGCACTCGTATTTGTGCGAAAATTCGCCGGGGTTTCTTGCAAATCTCTTGTAGTTTCCCCACTTCATACGCCGCGTTCCTTTCTTCCGGTTTCCCACTCGTCTTTCAACTCGCTTAACAGGCTGGGTGGCGCGGTTTCTACTCCGGCGTTTTTGCAATCCTGAATGCAGTTGTCAATCAACTGTGACATTTGCCGCTTGTCAAAATCGCTCGAACCATAATACGCAAGCACTGTTGTGCATCCGCTGATTTTCGACGCTCTGGTTTCAATAAACCTTCCGGTATGGTTACTCGCCCACTTTTGACCGAAACTCGCTACTGCCCTTGTCTGCATACACAGTACTTCATAGTTGCCAATGTCTTTGATATGTCGTCTGTAAATGCACTCCGGTGGTTCACCCATGGCCTTAGCCAGTTTTCTGCACAGTGCCCAGTACATCGCATTTGCGTCAAGGTCTCGTATTTCCTGCTTAGGCGCGATCTTGGCGGTATACACCTTACCATCTTTGAGTTTTTCGCACTCAACTCGTGCCATAGGTGCATTGCTGATGTGAAGACACAACCAATTTCCGAGATCGTTGTGTATTACGTGCGCACGATCAAACTCATGCGTCATGGCATAGCCTCCATTGCCTTCTGATGGTCTTTATCGTCCATCTTCTTGTTCAGCTCTACCATCAATGCGCCGTAATCATTCATTTTCAGTTTCGGAAGATCATCCAGCGGAAAACCGATGGTTTCTTCAAACTGCTTTTTCGTGGTTGCGCCCAGCGCTTTTGCAATCTTCTTAATGGTGGTTGTTTCCACCTCACCAATCACATCTTCTGGCGGCTTTTGCAGCGCCAGCTCCCGCTCGATTTTTTTAAGCGCAAAATGATATTCGTCATACGTTACCTCGGACGTAGTACGGCAGCCGGTAAGTCGCATAAGGTGTTCTTGTGCCTTGTCATTGCCGTAGACCTGTTGCAGCCTGTGCGCAAACGCCTGACAA